TCAGTAATTCATCACCAGCAGCTCGCCGCGCTCCTGGCGACCTCGGCCGGACGCTCCCACGGTGTACTTGATGGCCAGCCGCTTCATGGTCAGGCCCTTGAAAGCCTGGCGCATCTCCGGGATGTCGTTGACGCTGACTGCCGCTTTGCCCTTCATCGAGCGCAGCAGCTCGGCCATGCGGGCGTACTGATCCAGACCGAAGTCCACCCCGTAGCCCTCGGTGCCCCAGTAGGGCGGATCCAGGTAGAAAAGCGTGTGCGGGCGGTCGTACTTTTCGACGCAGGCCGCCCAGTCGAGGTGCTCGATGAAAACTTGGTGCAGCCGCAGGTGGACGGCGCTCAGGTCTTCTTCAAGGCGCAGCAGGTTGAGCCGGGCCGGCGAGGTGGTGGCCGTGCCGAAGGTCTGCCCGTCGACCTTGCCGCCAAAGCCCAGCTTTTGCAGGTAGAAGAAGCGCGCGGCGCGCTGGATATCCGTCAGGGTTTCGGGCCGGGTTTCCTGCAGCCAGGCGTAGACCTGGCGGCTGGTGAGGCTCCAGCGGAACTGGCGGACGAACTCGTCGAGGTGGTGCTGGACGACGCGGTAAAGGCTTACCAGGTCGCCATTCACATCGTTGAGCACCTCTACCTTGACCGGGTCTTTGGCAAAGAACATGGCCGCAGCGCCGGCGAAGGGCTCAACGTAGCAGCTGTGATCTGGCAGCAGGGGCAGGATCTGCGGGGCCAGGCGGCGCTTGCCGCCTACCCAGGTCACCATAGGTGCGGCTTGGTTCTTAAAGAGCGTTTGAACGGGCTTTGGCATCATTACCTTCTGAGGTGTTTGACGCTCTTGGCGTTCTGGTTGGGGGCTCGATGGCCCTCAGGTCATTCAATGTGCCGCAGCGGGCGCACTTGATCTTCAATCTCACGAAATTGGCTTCAGCAAGCTTGCGCTGGCATTGGCCGCATCGGACTTCTTGCATCCGGCATCTCCGATAATGCCCTGGCCTGTACAGGTGGCAGGGTCTTCGGTCGATGCCGTGCTCACTCACGGCGGAGGCGGGTGTCAGAGGTGTTGGCGCACCTCGGGCACTCGCCCTGTCTTTTTTTAAGCCTCGATCAACGAGGCCGCCCTAAAAAGCGCGTCCAGATCTTCAGGCGCAAGCCCAAGGGCCTCGCCCATCGACACCACTGTTGGGCTGGTGCGTCGGAATTCCTGGGCGTCTTGCCACGCAAGGCGTGCCAGCACTGGCGTGGTATCCGCGCTCATGAGCGCCTCCACCTCGGCCAGCTTGCCGGCTTCGTGTAGAGCTGCGCGGGCCTGAAAGCGGGAGACCACGGCGCGGGAGCGCCATTGTTCGATTGTTTCAGGCGCTGGTTCCGTATCTGGCTCTGTGGCGTCTGATTCAAACTGCCACCCTCCCATGACCCATCTGGCGCGTGTGCCTGACTGCACGGCAGGCGGTGCGACATCCACACAGCCACCAGGGATCAGGAATACACCCGGCTCGAGCGGCGATTGGTCGGCGACGGCTGCACCAACAAAGTAGCCGGCATCGTCAAGTTGAGAAACAATTTTATGGGTCATTGCGCGCTACTCCTTAGAACTTGATGCAGGCCAGCAGGGCTACGTTGCGGGGGCGGGTTTCAGACGCCGTGCGCGGGGTTCCGTTTGTGCCGTCGCTGGTCGGGCTTGTAACCTGTTGGTATCCCGACAAATTCTGCGAGTTTCTGCCGATATTGTTAGACGGGCCGTTGTTGCCGCCGCCGTAGTCGTTAGCGGTCATGCTGTGGTAGTGGCCCTGGAATGCGTCGGCTTGCGCAGAACCAAATGCACGTCCGCTATCAATACCTCGGGAGTCGTCCCATCCTCGTATGAACTCGCCGCGCAGGTCCGGAAGATTGAATGTGGTGCTGCCGTCGCCCGCGCCGAAAGTGGTGCCAATGGCGGCGAAGAGTGCTGCATAGGTGGTGCGGCTCACTGCTGCACCATTAGCTTTCAGCCAGCCTGTGGGCGCCGCCGACATGGCAAATGTCATGACGGCCCCCGGGCTTACGCCAGAGGCTGCGCCAGCGTCCTTGCGCGCGAAAGTCAGCGCCGTGCTACCGATCGTGATGGTGCCATCTGTGGTGAGCATCCACTGGCTGTCCGCGTTCACCGTACCTTCTTCGACCGCCACCACTGCACCACTGGTCAGCTCGCCAACACCGTCGGCATCGGTTGCGCGGGTTGCCGGCACGGCCGCGCCGTTCCAGATATAGATGCCGCGTGCACTGCCTGTGGCGTTGTCTTTGTCGAGGAAGCGGTCGCCGGCGACCATCGCCACGCCGTCGATGGCTGCACCCGGCGCAGCGAGGTTGATCGCGGACGTGGTGGCGGCACGGACGCTGGTCTTGAAGTCAGCTCCCACGCCGGCTGCATCCACCGCGCGGCCAACAATCACGTTGATTGCTTGCAGCAGCTGTGTCTTCGATTGAGGATTGATGGTGGCGCCAGCGCCCTCGATGACATTGACGATCTCCTGCTGGACATGATCACACCACTCGGCGCTGAGAAAGGTTGCAGGAATGCCGCCAACCGGGTTACCGGCGCTAAAGCCGTGCTTGCCTTGCCCGAACTTGTCGCTTTGCTTATTTGCTGTCTGGATAAAGTCCATGCTGATTCCGATTCAGTTTGTTGGGTAGCCGAAAAGAACTTTGGTGTGTGCGGGCCTGCGCTTGGTGATTGCGCACTCCAGATTGGAGTTGCCCCAGCTAGCCAAGGCTGAGTCGCAAGGTGAATCACAGCTCATGAGACGCACTGCTGTTGCTACGGGAACATTCAGCCGCCACACGCCGACAAACTCAATACCGTTGACCGGGCTGTCGCACGGATCAGCGCAGCTCATGGGGCCATACTCGGTGATCGTGCAGCCTGGGTATCCGAGGCGGGCAGCTTTTTGGATGTAGTAAGGCCGGGACAGGTTGCCACGGCCAATCATGCGCTCCAGAAGGTTCAGACGCCGCACGTCCACCGAAGCCGCAACACCACCAGCGCAAGAATCTGGCAGGCCGTGATTGCGCTCCCAGTCAGGCAAAGACAAAACAGCCTTTCCTGGCTGATGCTCATCAAGCACCAAATCGATCTGGCTGTCCGCCTCATCCAGCACAGCCGCTGCAGCCGTAACTTCGGCCTGCACTCCGGGCGCAGCCCGGTCATAGGCCAGTGGCGGCAGGCAGGATAGCAGCGCTTCTTGTGTCAGCATGGTCAGGTGGAAATGGCAATTGCGCCTGGCATGATCAGCTCAAGCGCGGTCGCGTTGACCGAGCATGTCACGTTCACTGCAGGTGCCGACAGCGTGACGTCAGTCACACCAGGCACATTGAGGACGGCCTTGACCAGCTGGTGCCGTGCCAACGTTGCGCCAGGCTTGAGCTGGGAGAACTCCGCTGCGATTGCTGCTTCAACCTGCGGCTGCACCGTCGTCAGGGTATAGCCACCAGCCAGCGCGAGCACAGCAGCGACGTTGACATAAACAGGCGTTGGCGCAAGCGCCATCACGCCGTATCCCGGCAACATTCCAACAGGACGCTTCTCGTCAAGCACAGCCTGCACGCTGGCCAGAAGCGGCGCGCTGGGCAGACCAATGGCCGGCATTGGAACTACGTCCACCGTGCCGATGCCGCGACGAACCGGAAAGATATACGCACGAGCTACGCCAGGCACACTCAAGGCCCAGCGCTCATAGTCTGCATCGTTGCCGCCCTGGGCCTCTTCGCCCAGATCCAGCAGCAAGCGTTGCAGCAGGCTGTCGAAGCTCTCAACGTCTGCACCGCCCGTCATTGCGAGAATGGTGGCGCTGCTTGCAATGCCAGTGGGCGGCGCGCTCACGGTGGCCGGAGTGTTTGCGCTCTGGTTCCCGGCAGCACCGGCCACCACGGCCGAAGCACTCACATCCACCGTGCCACCAACACCTACCGTCGCGGCCTGCGTCGTCGCAAAAACGATGCCTTGCGCCGTGGCAACTTGCTGACCAACAGGGATAGAGACCCCAGCGGTTCCGGTGAAGCGCACAGTTCCAGCTGCTGCGGCAGCAGCCTTGCGCGTGAGGCCGCGCTCGTTGGCCTTCTTCTCCATGTTGTCGTCGTCGGCCAGATCAGGATATGCCTGGCGGAATACCCATGCCAACTTCGAATAGAACTCTTCGACCACGGTTGCAATGCCAGTAGCACGCACAAAGTGGTCGCTATCCGGGCCTACGGCCGCTGCGGGATTCTGATTCAGCACCGCCTGCAGATAACGGTTGCGAATCTGATCAAACGTCTGGAAATCCATCATCTAGACCTTTTCAAGCTACTTTCACAGGCATGTCGAACGTGCTCTTCACGCCCTGAGCATCCACCAGCTCAATGGCCAGCGCCAAGCGGCCATTGCCTTGCCGCTGCGTGCGCACATCGATGGATCTTGCTCTGCCGTAGTCCAGCAGCGGCTTGAGCGCAGCGGCCGCGTACTGCTGCACCAGGCGTTCAACACGGTCCAGGTCTTTCTCGCGCTCCAGCTCGTGCAGGCGGGAACCCAGCGTGGCGTCACCAAACCAGCTGCCCAGCGGCGTCATCAGGCGCAGATAGGCTGCATTCATCAGCCCGTTGGCTGGGTCGCGTGCCAAATCGCCAGGGCGATCGGCGTCGGCTTTGTAGTCGCCGGTGAAGGGGTTGATAAGTGCGTCCATTACATGGCGCTCCCTGTGGGCTGCGCGATGCCACTTGCCACCGGGTGGGTGTGAGCGTTGAAGGTGTCGCGCATACCGGCCTTCGTCTTGGCACCGCCCTGGTCTGCAACATTGCCGGCTGCAGTGATGTTGGCTCCGCTGGTAATGCTGCCGGCCACATTCACATCACCGCTGAAAGTGGCCAGAGGCGCCACCACCTCAAGCTTTGCCTGCGCCTCAACGCGAATGCTGCGGTCTTTCTTCATGTGAATCGAGTCACCCCACTGGTTGTAGAGCGCCGCTTCACCCTTGTGGTCTACCTTGAAGCGGTAGCCACCGTGCTCGCTGGCCACCACCACGGCTGCGCTTGTTCGCCCACCGAGAGGAATGACCACCAGCGTCGCGCCATCAGGCGGAGCGGAGGTATGGCCGAACTGCTGCAGCAACTCCATTTCCTGCAGAGGCTCACCGGCCAGCCCTTCGGCATTGACACGCTGAACCCGCGTACCCGTGGTGCAAGAAGTCAGCACAGCGCGAAAAGCAGTCCGAGTGCCGGCCAAGGCACGATTGATCTCACGGCGCATCTGCTCGATCACGATTCACCCCCGCCAGGCAGGTCGATGATCTTGCCCGGCAGATCGTTCTTGCCGCGCCGGTGCCGGCGCTTGCTGGGGTGAGCGTCAAGCACCCATACACCGTCTTCCTTCAAGGTGACGTGGGTGCGCCGGCCATTGCTTCGGTCGCAAGTGAAGCGCCGCGCCATGATGAAATAAACACCATCCAGCTTGTGCGGCTCGCTCTTCACCACCACCCGCTGGCCCGGCTTCCACAGCACACCGTCATCTGTGCGGTGGCCCGGCACCACGGCTGACAGCGTGTAGGACTTGAGGCGTGAATCGCTGATGACCTTGCGGCCGCGCGCGCGGGCAATGGCACTGTTTACGGCTTCATGATCAACCACGACCTTCGGCCTGTAAGCAACCACCCCATCGTCGATCACGGTGGACTTGATGTTGTTTTGACCATCACGCTCGCCGCCCTGACTGCCAGATGCGGTGCTCTGCCCAAACACCGTCACTTCGCTGTAGCGCTCCACAATACTGCGGCGCTCGCTCAGGCTGAGTACGTTGTTGCCTTTGCCATCGGCACGCATCACCAGCGTGGCTACCGGCGGCGTGTCGTAGCGCGGCCCGCCAACCACCAGGGTGCCGTCCGGCTCAAACCAGGGCCACAGACCATTGGCCTCAGCCGCACGCCGCAGGGCGTCCCAGGCAGAATCACCAGGCTCCGTATTTACCTTTTCGCGCAAGATGACGCCATCTGCGTCGATACGGTAGTTTCTGATTCCAAGGCTACGAACGATTTTGACCAGTACGTCTTCCAGCGTGATCTGACGCGCGCTAAGAATAGGCGCCGAGCAGTCCAGCAACACACCCGCCATGTCACGCCCGTTCAGCATCAGCGCATGCTGGCTTTCTGATACGGAGAGCACACGCTCATCAAGTATCCCCTTGAGCACCGTCTCACCACCCATGCGAACATCCACGGGCGCACCTTC